CATCTTTAAATAAGCAATTTAGCGCTGAAGAAAAGACGTCTTATACCAATATGGATGACACTTCATTTGCATTCATGTCTCAGCAATTAACGCAATTCTCAGCAGGTAATCAACCATCAGCTGGTCAGCAACAGCAACAAATTCCATCACATCTTAATCATTTGTTCACACACCAAGCTACAGGCGGTCAGGGTGGTCAAGGGCAAGATGGCAATCAAGGCGCTGGTGATAAACACAAATTCACAGCTGGTGCTCAAGCATTCGCAGAACAAAAGGGGAAATAATTCATGGTTACTCACTATGTACCGCCTATCTCGGTCACGTCAAAACGACTGATTTTGGATAATGAAAAGTTACGTCGTGCTAATGCAAAAGTGCCGACAGCTACGGCATTTAAATATGGCGACCTGTTAACGCTATCAGATACCAATGTACTGACTCATGCTGCAGATGAATCATCCTGGGATGTGATCTGTGGCCAGAACGTTACCGCAGCCGAAGCAACCATCAAAGCGGCTGACGGGATTGAAATTCCGGTGTATTACGGCGGCGTATTTAACGTTGAGGCCGTGTCTTTAAATGGGGCGTTGCTGGACAAGTCGAAATATGATGCTGCCCGCGCCAAAGCAACCAAAAACAAAATCGAACTTTCTAAGGTGTAAATGACATGCCACAAGCTTTTAATATTGAAGGTACCCCACTAGAACTGCTTGATGTGGGTGAGTTAGCACTAATCCACTCAAACTATCGCCCGATGGATACTTGGCTATTAGACCAACTATTTCCAAATCGTCCATTATTCACACGTGATGATGTACCTTTGGCTGAATTGTCAGCTGAACATGATCTAGCACCACTGGTTTCACCACAACAACCCGGTAAGCCATTTGATACCACTCAATCGGGTGAAGTACGCCATGTGAAACCGGCCTACTACAAGCCAAAAAATCAGGTTAGTCCGGCCGATACATTTGAAATCTCATTACTTGAGCGTTTACGCACCGCTGGCATTATCTCAACTGGAAATCAGCAATTGTCTCTACAAGAGCAGATGGTTATTTCCCAAATTGCGGTGATGAAACGCAACCATGATGCCATTGATAACTCAGTCCTAATGATGGCGATTGATCTTCTGAAAAATGGTAAATATGCCCTTCATTCAGATGACTATGAATACAACTTGGTTGATTACCGTCGTGATGCCTCTCTGACATATACGCCGTTGATCAAATGGAATGAAGCAGGTGCTAAACCTGTTTTAGATATCCGAACCATGCTCGAGCGTCAGTTGGCAGCCGATGGAGGTGAGGCCAAAAAAGCAATCATGTCTGGCTTGGTATGGGCTGCTTTATGGAATAACGAAGAATTCAAGAAAGAATTCATCACACCGTACGCTGGTATTTCTGTTCCTGTTACACCAAGCTTTGGTGTCAAAGAGTCTGCGACCCTTAAGGGGACATTTGATGGAATCGAATTCTGGGTATATGACGCAACTTACCGCAATAAAGGTCAGGTGAAGCGCTTTATTCCAAAAGATTACTTCTCCTTGATTTCTGATACCAACGGCTCAGTGGCACATTGTAAGATCAAAAATATGTTGGCCAACGGTGTTGCTCAGCAATACTTTGACCGTCAATGGTATTGTGAAGATCCAAGCGGCATCATGTTGATGACAGAGTCTGCTCCATTGGTCGTGCCTTCTAACAAAAATGGTGTAGTCGGTGGTACCGGCTTTATCACCCTATAAGGAGTAAGACATGCCGAAGTACATCGCAAAACAATCCATCGGGCATTTTATGCCAGGTGATGAAATCAAAGGGCTTGAAGATAAACAACATCAGGCCCTTTTAGCATCTGGAGCTATTGAAGAAGAAAAAGCTCCAGAACAACCTAAGGCTGATGGTACTGCTGAACGTTTAGCTGAACTTGAAAAGGAAAATGCTGAACAAGCAGGAACTATCAAGCTCATGACTGAAGAGAAAGCGAAGTCTGATCAGGAAAAAGATGGGCTTGAAACGAAAGTTGCTGAACTTGAAAAGGCTTTAGCCACAACTGAAGCTGCTTTAAAGAAAGCCACCACCGAAGCCAAGAAAGCTACTACTGATAAATAAGGTGACCCAT